TGTCTGTACCATAACCACTAATAGATGAGGTTGTTACCCAGTCACCAGCCACAACCGCATGAGTTGCATCAAACTGTAGATAGGTTACATTTCCTGTAAGTGCCACTTGTGGAAAGTTAGGATAGCTACAACTGTTTACACAAATCCCAACTACATCACCAGCGTCGTTGGCAGCGCAAGCCGTAATCTTTTGTGTAGTTGTTTGACACGCCGTATATGTTGCTACCGGAGGGGTGGTTGAGTCACTTGGGTATTGAGTCTCCCAAAAAACATTAGCCTCATTCAATCCCCACGTAGCACCAGAGGTAAGCTGTGCTGGCTCAACTATAGCACTACCTGCTAACTTAGCAAGCATTGTAGTGTTTGTTCCTGACAGTAGTGCGTTCCATCCTGTACTACCAGAGCTTGTGCTACAGGTTCCATCGCTGTAGAGATAACCAGTACAACCTCCACCAGCCCATAAACCTACAACATTGCCATAGGACATAGTTAGGAAGTTAAAAGGGATTGTATTAGATGCATTATAGCTCGTTCCCCAGGCTGTACCACTGCTGTTTGCTATGCCCGTTGCAGGATAGATCATGCTGCTAGGACATGGCCCTACATCTTTGAGCAGCTTACCAGTTATGCCATCGTACACAGCACAGTCACCATCGTTAGACGTGCTGGGGCCAGTGACATTCCCACTACCATTACCGCTCCCAGTCTCTTGCAGTATCTCTGTTAGCTTATCCAAGCTCCGCTCAAAGGTTTTCATTGGGATGGGCATGTTGTCATAGAACGATATGTTCTGTGTCACTGGTGTAACACGAGTCAACACAAGTGTCTGAGTACATGGATACAGGCTGCCTAACGTAACACTACCACCATTGGCATAGTTCATGTTGACTGAGATAACCGTATAAGCAGTGGGTGGTAGCAACGTGCCATTCAACGTAACTGTCAGTGCAGTAGGGTCACTGATAGGAAAGCTAAAAGGAAATGGCCCATACCCACCTGTGCAAGCAAAGGTAACTGTGTATGGTAGATTGCTAACAGTAGCACATGCTGTGCCAGTTAAGCACAACAACAATATCCACAACATGATTCGCTTCATACCTTTGGTTCCTCTCGATCACTAGCCTTAGCTGCGGCAATCTGGGTTTTCAAGTCTGTCACCTGTGCTAACTGCTCTGCTTCACTATCTTTCCTTGTAATCGTATCTTGTAGATGGGTAATGATTCCATCTGTTTGTGATCTAGTTATCTTAGTTGTTGCATCAACACCCTCTAGCTTTACAGACAGATGCTCAAGTTTATTAAGCGTCAACTTTAAGAACGCAATGATGACTGCTACTAGAGGTAGCATTACCATTCCAACATAAGGGGCAACGAACTCCCAAAACGAAGTTGTTGTCATTCGCATTCACCCAATCTACGTTCAGCCATCTTATTCCTCCTATTGTACCTGAAAACCACTAAATGTATATCCGCTCATTGTCAGACTCCCCACAAACGAGCTGGGCGTGCCCCCGTTCCACCCCGCCTGCACTCCATCCGACGTGTAAGCCGACCAGTTGGGCGTTACCAACACATTATTAGAATCGAACGTCCAAGCTGTTGGCACGTCGTTCTGCGGGGGCCATGAATATATCGTGTCGCCGCTAGGTGCAAACATCACGTTCCCGAGAAAGCGGGGTGCCAGTGGCGACGGGTTAGGCATGTAGATATTAAGCCCGGTAAGGCCTGTCATACCACATTGGCCACTGACCTGCCGACCAATTACGTTATCAAGAATCCAGATGTTGCCGCCCGTGTTTGGTATAGAGGAACATCCCGGGGCTGTCCAATCATAGTTGTCTGGATTAGAGCCATCCAGCATCAGGCCGGTGTTGTGCTGAACGATCCAGTCGGTCAGCCCATTTAGAACCATGGGGCTGAGTTCCCCACCCCATATCAGCATCATTACGTGGTGCGTGTCATCCGGATTTGGGTTAAGCAAGAAGAGATTATTGTGTATCCAGACCCGCTTCGATTCTCCGGGCGTAGTACAGTTGGGGTAGCCAGAGGCCGGGTTACAAGCGTAATCCTCGGCTAGAGTGTTGAAGCCGCGATCACCGTGCTTGATGATATTTCCAGTTACCTCGATGTCATCCACTACGGCGAGGTTCCCGCTTTGGGTAGTACGAATCTCGAACAGAAGCTGGGCATATTGTCCAGAGGAGCCTAGCCAGTTATTCTCTAGCGTGTTGCCGGTAACGATGACCCGCCTCGCGCTCTTGAACTCCAAATTGTTCTTCTCCAGCCACTTGTAACCGGGAGAAGTCGTTGGAGGACACGGCACTCCATTAGGTTGTATGTAGCCAGGAGCCAGCGTAATAAGGCAGGCGTCCCATGCCAAAGGCTTGAACATGTGATTATTGCGAATCTCAATGTCCGAAGCTACATAGGGATTGGTGTACCCACCAGAACCGCCGAACATCAAATCTTCGGTGGATGCTGACAGATAGTTATCAACAACCTTAATCGGCCCAGGAGTCCAGAACGATGCTATAGCTTGAGAGTCGCTGTTGCTTTGATGGATGTCGGAGATGTAACTGTCGATCACGGCGCAGTTGGTTATGTTGCACTGCACGCCTTCCCGCACGTCCTGGGTATCAGAGCCGTGTATGTAATCGCGGTCTACGGTGATCGAATCCGGCAGGCAGCCCGAGGTAAAACAACTCTCGCCTCCGTCCTCCTGTCCAATCAGAAAATAGGTATAAGGGTTCATTGGAGGATTTTGGGATGGGTTACCTCCCTGCGTAGACGTGCTGGTAACCTCCAATCCAACTAGCCGCCAATGGTTTGATCCCTGTGCGGGCGCAATAGCGGGAAGACTGTTGGGACTAACCACCTTCGCCATGTAGGGTGCATAAGACGGATCAGTGCGCGTCCCCGGAGGCGGCAAGGAAGCCAACCCTGCACTCTCAATGTAAATCCAAAGGTTGCCCAGATTGGTCTTCGCTGGCAGCGTAAAGTTTCCAGAATAGGTAGTAGTTCCTTCCATGTCCAGCACGATCGTGTCGCCAGGGGACGAGTTGGTAAGGGCAGTCTGGAAGTCGGTCGCATTGTGCGGTGTCCAAGTCGTGCCTCCCGCCGGCGGGTTCCACGTCGTGTCGATGAACAAACTGGGCGGAGTAGGATACGGCATTTGAGCCACGGCAGCGCTAACTGCCAACATCAGAGCAAAGATTGTGAGTAGTCTTTTCATATTCCTGCCTGTGCTCCAGTTCATCAGAACCGAGTCGGCTGCGTGTTGCCCTGGTACTGCACGTTGTAGATGATGGTAAAACTCGTAGCCGTCATGCTAGTTGTTGGCGTCACCTGCAAGAGAGTCGGATTGGCCGCAGTCAGTGCCCACGAGTCGGTAAGGGTAGAACCTGACGTGCAGGTCGTCGCTTCGTTTAGCCCTGCCCCGGTTGTCGGACTCACTACGAAAACGCTAGCCGAGTTCTCGCCAGCGAAGTTCAGCGTACCACTCAGAGCACATTGGTTTGTTCCACCGCTGGCTTGGATCGTGTACTCTACCTGACCGCCAGTGGTTTGCAGCGTAGCAAGAGGGATGCTTAGAATCGTGCTCGCAGCCGCGCTAGTAAGGTTCTTCGTTCCCCCGATGATCTGTTTGGTAGTTCCAGCAACTTGAACATTACCACCCGCTGTTGTGTTAGCTGCGGGAGCAGTTGCACCCAGAGATGCGTCGGCAAGCGTGAAGCTGAACGTGGTCGTCGTATTGTTAGAGATGCAGGGGGCAGAAGCACAGCCTAGATAATAACTGCCCGTGTCTCCAGTCTTGGTGGCGTAGATATTGCGGCCCGTAGTCCCTACTGGCCCAACGGGAATTACACTCAGGGGCACGGTAGCAGCTACACCGCAAGTCTGAACCGCCGACTTTGCGCTTGGGAGTGATTCACCAAAAGCGGTTATGAATGTTACCACCCAACTGTGGGTGCCTGCTGTGCAGCTTCCGCCCGACGTGGGAGTTCCTGCGGTCAGCGCTGCCGGGGTAGTGTCATTCGCATAGTTCGTCGGGCCGGTAGAGGTTACACCGCCGTACAGGGTATTGGTTGCTAGCCCCGTGGAGTTGTGGGTTGCGTAGGACGACGTGCCGCCACTGGTTGTGTTCCCTGTCGTCACCTGCTCGTAAAAGCTGGTACTGTATTTAACGTACCCGCTCTTTGGAACAATCCACAAATCAGGAGAGCCGCCAGTTCCTGACCCAATCGTAGTTATCCCAGGAGACGCTCCAGTATAGTTGCTCTGCAAAGACAAGCCAGCGTAATTGCTCCCGTAATTGTTGACAATCCCATCGGATGAGGTGAAGATCGTCATCTTCATCGAGTTCGTCCCGTTCTTTAGCTCTAATTCATAATCGCTTCCTTGGTACAGGTTGTCATTTCCAATCGCCAACCCTACTGTGTTCGGGAAGAGGTTCCCACCATCAGCCATGATCTGGGTATCAAGGCTCTGGTCGTAACTTGCGTTGAACGGTGTACAGTAGATGCCAGAACAACCCATGTTGCCGATAATGACGCTCCCCGGAACCGCCGTGCCATCGGTACAGAAGGCATAGGCCGTACCTAATGCATCCCAAAAACTGTTATTCACAAACGTATTCCATCGGGCGTATGACATGCTGATGCCGCAGCCGCCAGTGTAGCCAGTCAGCTCGATTACATTACCCGAAACTTGGTTGCCGGAATCCTCCATTCCGGTTCCGCCGTCAAGTTCAATAGCATTAGCTACTCCCCCGCCGCTCTGGAATGAGATGATGTTGTTAAGGAACTGCACGCCGTTTCCGGTGCGCTGCAACTTCATGGCGGTTCTAATCTTCTCGAAGGCGTTGTCACGAATTACTGTTCCATAGCCCTGGAAGCGATCATTGATAGACCCATTTAACGGCGTCGGTAGATCGTTTGTTCCCCCTAGAATAATGGCATCGTTGCAGGCTGTAGTTGTAATGTGAGTCCCGAGGAATGTGTTGTTGTGAATCTGCACGTCTGTCAAGGTAGTTTGCAAGAAAGGCTGACAATCGGTGCTGGTATCTTTGAGTGTCAGATGGTCAATTTCTAATACACCGCCACCCTCTGAAACCATCTTCGGGCCACTGGCATATTGCAAATCCAATCCGCCCCCACCGATAATAGAGCCATGAGCATCAGTCATGGTGAAGGTATTAACTTGGCCCGTAATCCTATAAGGAGGGGAACTCCATGGAGTAGTTGCGTTCTTCGGAAAGACTACCTGCCCAGAGATTAGGCAAAATTTTCCGGGGGGGAACTGGATTGTCCCGCCTCCGTTGGTATAAAGAACACCTAGCAGGGTATTGAATGCGCTGGTGTCGTCCGTCGAATCGTCGCACGCAAAGCCATTGGCCATCGCGTTGTAGACCGCTCCGCCATTGTCCCATATTGGAGCAGTAATCGGCTCGGCAGTTGAAACCGTTGTACCACTGTCGGTGATAGAAGAAGCTACGGCGTTAGTGCCGTCTGACTTCATCACAACGTTAGCTCCAGCAGAGTTGGTGATTCCTCCACCACTCCCACCCCCACCGCCCCCGCTCCTTGCGGAGGCTGCTGAAGGTGTGATAGTAGCTGTAGCTGAACCAGACATGGTTGCTGAGGCCCGCATACGTAGCCCTGTAAATCCAGCAGCATTGACCTGCCAAGTACCATTAGCTGTAGCAGAGGTGACAGCGGTTGTGGAGGCTAAGGGGGTGACGTTTACAGCTACCCAAGTAGCTCCACCATCGCCTGTAGCCTCAAATGAGATGGTTCCTGTCCATGTACCTGAGAGTGTTAAAGTGGCACCACCCTTATCTTCGGGAAGATTGACTATAAGACAACTAGCTTCTAGTACACAGGTAGTGCCACTGGTTGTGATTACGTTACTCGCTGCCCATGAGGGCATGGCCCACAGAGCAATGAATAGCAGTACCGTTGATAGACGTTTCATTATCCCTCCTAAAAATCTATGCCCCATGATGCCAAGTCCTTTAAGTTCTCTTTAAGATCATCCATGCTACCTGTAGTAACTGTTAGTTGTGTGCCCTTGATTTGCTTACCAATCTCACTAACCTCCTCCATACAATCTTCAAGACTCGATCCGTAAGCCACAACAGCACCTACCTCTTCACCAGAGTTCTGTGGAAGTATCCATGTCTCATTACCGAACTGTGCAGCGTAGCGTAACTTGACTTGGTTACGATACTCTGCTGGGAACTCTATGAGCATAGGCTTCTCAGGAGACCATTGGCTTTTGATGAGAACTTCACAGCCATACTTAGCTTTGTAGATAGGCTCAACAAGCATCCCGTTAGCCCCTTCCCACATAATCTCAGGTAGGTTGGTGATTAGGTCTAGCTCTAGCTCAGACACAGGGGAACCAAACCTACAGCATGGATCAGCTAGCCAGAGACCACCCTTACCTACCCTAGACTCCAGAGCAAACAAGTTACGATACTGATAGCTCTCTAATGTAGGTGATAGCTTCTCATAGATGTCAACTAGGGTTGGGGGCATAGCAGCCCAAGGCTTGACTGCACCCACATAGCCCATATCTTTCTGCTCCACACCTAGCATAGCCATTGCTGGATACTTACCATCTATACTATAAGTATCTATAGCAATATCTAACGTGTCTGGTAAGTTATCTTCCACTACAAAATCACGTTGTTCAGCTATGGGGCCAAACTCAGCCTCCATAAAGTCTAGCCGATTCTTAGCTAGGTCATAACCTTCAACTGAGAATGTCTCAGTGTCTCCACGAGTCTTATCAATCTTAATCCAGAGCTTAGTGTTGCCACGGCTCTTGATGTACTTCCTGAGTGCTGACATTCCTGTAACAACTACATAGGGAGCTTGCGGTATACTCAGCCCAGCAAAGTGCTCCTTAGCATCAGTACGGTAGCACTCTAGCTCATCCGCATTACGCGACCCAAATACCCTTTTACCCTTCGACGCCAGATATTCTTGCAACGTCCCTTGATGAAGATCAGTAAACACAAACAGGTCAACATCATCTATAATGTCCCATATATCATCTACACGTTCAAAGTCAGGGAAGCCCTCACCTAGCTCAGTCTTGTAGGATGAAGGGAAGTCAGCTACCCAAGGGGAGGTATAGTAGACCTTACCAAATCGTTTGCTGAGTGATCGCGCTACCTCAGCAAAGATGCCGTTATCTACTACGCAGACCGTATTGGTGGTAAAGTCCATTATAAGTTCTCCACAGTAGCATCGTACTGTTTCCAATCTACATCTAACTCAAGTGCAAGTAATCGCTCAACACAAGTAGAGAACTGATGCTCACGATAGTAGGGGGCTGCTAGACTATCCCCAGGCTCACTAACATCATTATCCCCTCTAAGAGATTCATACTTAATATCAAAGTCATCTACCTGTTCTTGCTGTATCCCTCGGTGTCTACATATAAGACATTCAGCTAATTCGTGAAACGCAACTAGCATCTCATATCGCCAGTCACCCATCTTTGATACTGAGATGGTCAAGTTATCTCCATCCCATTGCCAATCTCCACACGTAGAATAACGTTGCTGGTTGTTAGGTATGACCTCAATCGTTACTTTCATTGACCCCTCTTTATACTAAACTTACCACGACTAGACTTAGCCCCCGGCAAGGATGCTTGCTTACCCTGCTTTGCCCCCTCATGGTATACTGCTGCACCTACAAGTCCAGCAAGGAAGTCTTTGTAGGTTAAGCCCTCATCAGGATTCATAAGGCGCTGTGACATATCCTTTATGACAAAAGGTGCAGGCAATAGCTGTTCCCCAGCAAATGCTAATCCCTTCTCGCTCTTTTCACCAAAGCTATCAGTACGCTTTATAATTGGCCTACCCTGCCAGTCTGTTTTCTCAGTTAGCTTAACTCCAGTTCCAACAAGTGGTGAGGCTTTGTTAAGGGCAAACTCTACTGTGCCTATAGGGAAGCCATCACGCATTGTGCTATTGATCGTACCTATAGCATCCTTGGGTGCACCAACAAAGAACATGCTAGAGTACATCTCTTTACCCTTATCGTCCTTGCCAAGATAAACCTTATCCCACTGCTTTGACATCTGGCCTGTGAGTAGGAGACTCATGCCCTGTGTCATAGCATAGCCAGTAGTGAATGACTTTAGCCAGAACATACGTGCTGCATTACCACCAGGGCCACCCTCAAAAGCATACTTCAGGTTTGCTACGTTACTGAATGTCCAGTCAGGGGCAAGTAAGAACATACGCCCAACAGCTTGAAAGTTTTTACTGACTCCTAATACATCCCAGTTAAGTCCTCCATACACGGCGTTGGCTTCCTTAGCAATAGAGCGCATAGCAGTACCATATTCAGAGTCAGTTGTGTTTGGGTTCTTGGCAAGCCAAGCTGCCTTTCGTGTCATATACCCAATTACTTTGAACTTACGTTGGGCTACATCAAAGGTAGCTTTAGTCATACCCTTGAAGATTGCATCCACTGGTGCGTAGCCTTCCTTGACCTTTGCTAACAAAGTATTGCGTGGCTCTAAGCTAGAAGGCTTTGGGCCTTGGTATGCCTCATAAGGTACGCTAGTTTTAGTTGTTGTTAAACCCCACAGAGCACCATCCCTCTCACCTTCCTCAAACTCAGGGGAGTTATTACCAGTATATAGAGCTTTCCTATAAGCGTCTACTCCTTCATTATTCATAAACGAGAGCGACAAAGCACGCATGTGGAATGGAGATAAGCCAAGCTCAATAGACTTGATATATGCTTGGGTCATCTTAGCAACCTTCCAAAATTTAGCCCCAGATATAACATCATTCTCAAGAATCGGACGCATGGCTTCGGCAATCTTAGGTGGCACCTGAAGCCCCATACGGAATTGCTTATCTCCACTAACAACTGTTTTACCTGTACCCGGAAGCTCTACCCAATCCCTAGGTATACCACCAAACTCTTCTAGCTCCTTCTGGCTGAGAATATCTTTATATGCTTTTAGCTCAGCCGGAACCTGACCTGCTACTCCATGTTTACCAAGCTCAGAGTTCTTTAACTCCATTTCAAGCACGTTGCGACCTACAGAGGTTCCAAGCCTATCACCATAGATACGTAGCTCATCAACTGCGTTGAAGGTACGAGCTTCAGTCTCACCAGACTTCAGGGGGTCTAGTAAACGTAGGTACTCACGACGGATGTCATGTGGTGAGCGTTTAGAGAACTTCGATCTACCTACACTACTTTCCTCATCCTCAGCGTGCATAAAGTTACGTGGGCTATATCGAGCTGGATCAATGCTGCTGTCAACACCTACGAACTGACGACGTAGATCATTAGCTTGCTTAAAGTATTCGGTCATCTGCTTATCAGCTTCAAGCATCTTAGGTGTAGGCTCTAATGCACGTTCCATTGAGGGTATAGCACGCTTTAACTTCTCGTTGTCACCCTTACGTATCTCCTCAATCTCAGAACGTAACTCATTAGGATCGTCACGATAGTCACGCATGAAGCTGAGTGCTTCCTGATCTATGTAGTCAGGTATTAGCTTTGCTATGTGCCCTGCAACCTGTTCTGCTTGAGCGTGTACCATGTTCCGTGGGCCAGTGAATAGAGTACGGATTACAGACTTACCATAGCCTTCACTCTTGTTACCAGCCTTGATGTCATTCAATGATTCTCGGTTCTTAGCAAGGAACTGGGTAAGCTCTTGTGATACTCCAGTAAGCTGTGACTCACCTTCTAGAGTGGTACGATCAGATACACGCTTATGGGCATTCATGTAATCTTCACTATGGAACTCTCTATCCTCGTCACCACCCTGTTTCCACATCTCATGCACATCAGGTTCATTCTCTTTGACCCAGTTCTTTGCTTGGGAGCGATTGAGGTAGTCACCACTGGGAGTAGTAAAGCCTCTACCAGACTTGAGTGACTCCTTTGGGGGTAGTGGATCATCTTCAGGAGCCTGTAGTTCAGCAATACCACTAGGCCCACGTAGGGTGTAAGCACGATCAATAACCTGCTGTACTTGAATCTCAGGTTGAGATAGTACCTTATCAGCTAGCTTAGGATTAGCCTCAAGCTCATCAATACCAATAGGACGCTCACCAGTCACACGTTCTGCTAGGTCTGAGTGAGTTGCATCCTCTCCACTGATAACCTGCTTGCTACCATCCTTAGCTGTTACTCGAATAGCAGGTTGTAGTCCTGGCTTCATCTCAGGCTTAACTGGGGGCTGCGCTTGTAGCTTCTCAGCAGACTGTTCAGGGGTAGTGCCGTCCTTGGTGTATACATCCATCAAGCCCTGTTTAGCTTCAGGTGCACCAATACTACCTGCTAGTCCTGCTGCTGAGACTAGGACAGCATTACGCTCAAATCCCTCTAAGGTAGGCATACGCTGATTCAATACAGAACCAGCTACTTCCATAGCTGTAGACTGGTATAAGCCTTTGAGTAATGTAGCTGCTGCTGGACTCTGAGCAAGGAACTTACCTACTGGTATATCGCCAGCCAGTATCATTGCTTCTCCACTAGCAGCACCCTTAGCAGCATCCCATAGTGCACTACCAGCACGACTTGCTAGATCACCAGGACTCTTTATGTCACCCTTCTGGTAATGATCCATGAGAGTCTTTCGTAGGCCAGCACTAAGGGCAAACCCACCTAGTGTACCTAGCTTAGCAAAGCCAGCGAGCTTACCTAGGCCCATAGGAAGGAAGAACGATGGATCAGTATAGATACTAGATACATCATGGATGAAGTTTAATAGTGCATCATGTGACTCAAAGGGCTCTGGTGGCTTACCTCTTATAGCCATTGCTAGAGGTGTTTCCTCTAAGCCAGACTTAGCTGCCTTACCAACCTGTGCATCATAGTCACTAGCAATATCCCGGAAGCCTTTGTCAAACTCTTGGTAATGGTCATAGGCAAGTTTAGGATCAGCACCAGTCATCTTGGAGTGGATGAGTGCCTTGAGTAGCCTGCCGGACTCCATCGGCCCGCTGAAAAGCTCGTGCCCTACCATGCTTGTGAGTTCCCCGGCTACGCTTGCAGGTTCCCACGATCCTCCAGCCCCACCAGAAGAGGGCGCTGCGTTCGCTGTGGGCGAGGCTGGCGCTGGGGATGACCCAACAGGGTTCCCAGACGCATCCCACTCGTGTGTGGGCGCTGTACCAGCCTGCACGGGATTCCCCTGCTCGTCCCACTCACGCGGCGTTATTGCTGTAGTTGCCATGTCTTAGTCTTTGGATTCCACTCTGCGTTATCTGGTACACTCTTGGGTCTTGATGGAGCTGATTGAGATTTAGTAACAGGAGCACTCGTTGCTGCTGGTGTAGGTACTGCTGGCCCATGCACCAAACCATACAATAAATCCTTAACGTAGTTTGATGAAGCTGCCTTACCAGTCTGATCTGCCATATCCTGTGCCTCTTTCAGAATGGCAGACCCATGTAAGTTCTTCTCCTTAATAGTCTTGAGTAATGAGTCACGAGCATCAGCAGCTTTACGATTGTTCTCAGTCGTCAAGGGCATGGCTTTGTATACAGATGAAATGATACCTATACCTTCTTGAATCTCTGGATATTGGTCACTGTCCTTATACATATGCCATAACTTAGCACCATCTGCTTCAGTCATCTGACCCTTGGATATAGGCGTAAGGATGTCACTGTTATAATCAATCACGTCACCCTTAGCCATGCGATCAGACAACCTTAATGACGTTGCAATACTCTTATCCTCAAGCTCCCGCATTCTCTGTTGACGTTCAGCCAAACCAAGACTACGCTCCTCATTACGCATTACACGAGCTTGACGTTGCTCTTGAAACAGAGCTGTCTTTAACTGATTGACAGCTTTGGAGCTAGCCTTATCAGTCTGTGGCAACGCTTCAATCTGAGCAATGGTAAGAGGATGCTTTGGATCATATATCATAGGTGAGTATTTCTCTAGCACATCCTCATCCTTATCCCGCTGCACCTTCTGATGCATCTGCCACTGCCTTGCATCATCCTCTTGTAGCTTCTCAGCCATCACATAGTTAGGCTTACCATTAGGAGTAACGATACCATGCGACTTTAGCCAGTCACCATCCTGTAATGCTTTCTCACGAGCTTCATAGTCTGGGGTGTTATCTGGGTGCTTAAACTCTGGAGAGCTGAATGCCTCAGCCTTGACATTGAGTGCACCATTAAGACTCCCAGCTTCCTCCTTCTCAGTAAGGGAATGGTTAGTATCAACAGCATGAGTATATAGTTGACTCAGCTCCCCACTACTAAGTTCGGAGTGTTCCAAGTTACCACCACCGCTACTTAGCTGTTTTATAACATCATCTCTAACACCCTGTGATGGACTGTTGATTTTGGTAAGGATTGAACCCTTCTGAATATCCTTGCTCAACTGCATCTTGAGAGCTTCAGCCTCTTGTGGGTATAGGATACCACTTTGAACAAATCCCTGAAGCTGCAAGTCAAACTGTTTATTCTCTGTTGATGAGTTACCCCCGGCTGCTATGGTATTGATAGCAGCTTGTACATGCTTCTTACCTAATATCTCTAGTGCAGCCGTACCACTATCCCTTATGATAACTGCCTTCCTAGCATTTACAGTGTTCTGAAGCTCAACATCCTCACGCTGAAGATGGATAGAAAGTTCCTTTGATAACTCACGGTCATGCTCATAAGGAGCTATGGCATTCTGCAACTCTCCCCTACCATGATCTAAAATTGCTTGAGCCTCTTCTGGAGTCCTTGCTTTGTTAAGATCAGCATGTACTTGGCTCTTTACTTTATCTAAGGCAATCTCTGCTTGAGCAGCCTTTAGCTGACGTTGAGCATAGATCAGGTGCCCTTCAAATGCCATATTAGCCTGGGCCATCTGTTCAGTCTCTTGGCCCAGACCTGCAATGGTCTCCCCCACAGAACCAAACTGACCAGGACTAGCCTTTGGCTCTGCTACTGGTTCATCAATCGGTAATGAAGGTATCTGTGCCATTATGGAGCAAACACCGTTCCCATCCCGCCCATACCAGAGGACGCATTAAACGTACTATCAATACCACTACTACCACCACCAGTGTATCCAGTTGCACTGAGGTATCCTTGAACACTCTTACTCATGCCACTAAGGAACGTACCAATCCCAGCCACCTGACCTTTCCATGCAGCAACCTTACCGTAGTATTCCTCAAGTGTCGAGGCTTCTGTACCAGACTGATATATCTCCTCTGCCTGTCTCCCACCACGTCCTGCTGTAGCTGCCATCATAAGTAGTGGAGAGCCTCTAGTAATGTCAACACCTGATGCAGCATAAGCTGTAGCCTGCTTACCAACCAAGGCTGAATACTTCTGCTCATTAGCAACCATGTCATTAGACATGTTGTTAAGATCAACTTGAGCATTGTAGTCATAGCCTGCTTGCTGTTGCTTACCAGCATCAGCTTCACCCATACCAGAGACTAAGGAGCTTATAATCCCCAGTCCCGAGAGCGCACCAGATTGAGTAGTCGGATCACTCATATTATCTTAGTCCTGATTATATGACATACGCATTACTAACCCGCGTAAGGTAAATGGAAATGGCTCATCTTGGACAATGTAAAAGGTTGATTCATCATCCCAGTCAGCGTCAAGATCACGGGTTATTTCAAAGGTAGACATTGCTGGTTGCTGTCCCATTGTCCCAGGCCCATACACAATAGGATACATGTGGTTAAGGTCTGTACCGAACTGACCCCCCATTGATTGATATAAAGACAACGTGGCTCTGTTCAGCTTCTGCTTCATACCTCGTGTAGTGTTACCTGCTGAACTGAGTACAGGGTTCACAGGTTGTATGGTTGTGCTGTATGGCAACCCTACTGTAATCTGATTACAATAGTAAGGAAATGTCAGGGAGTCAGATGTAACGATAGTTGGGGGTAGTATCTTAGCTCCATCACCTACAGCAATTACCGTTTGGCCTAGAAGGTAGTACATACCTGTAACTACGTTGGTCACGGGGAGGGCTGTACCACCACTGGTGTAAACTCCAAAGGCAGTAGTGTCCATGCCCTGTAGTTGAAACGTACCAGCAACGTAGTCTGTATTGATAACTGTGTATGCCTCAGTCTTGTCTTGGTTAATCTCAACCATCCCCAAGACATTAGCTATCTGCACAAATGTTCCATTAACAAAGGTCTGCCCAGGAGCAGTAACAGTGGGTGGGTTAGTATTACTTATAGCTGTGATAGCAACTGCTGGGCCTAGATTAAGCTGTAAGCCACAATGAACAAAGAAGGCATTGGATAGCTGACCAAACAATTCCTGTGGCATGAAGTATTCAAGATAGCGCCCGACAGCACCATTGATAGTCCGCTGAACGCTGATGACTACCATGTCCTCTTGGTTCTGTCCAGTTATTACTGCTACAGATTCAACCTTGCCACCCTCTGATAGCATGTTTACACGGAACCATGCGTACACTTGATCCTGCTTGTTGAACACCAGACCAAGTAGTTGACCATCTGCTCTAACAGCCCAGAATATCGGATAGGGTTCTGATTGGAATGCTGTCTGAATAATACCAGAACTAGCCGCATCTGTACCAATGGTGATCTGTCTGTTGAGTCTAGTTAGGTCTGTGTTGTCCCACTGGTTGCTGACAAAGTTATAAGTCAGGAATGTTACTGTCTTAGCCGAGCGAGAGACAAAGATTGCAGAGTCACCGACTAACTGTGGCTGGAGTCGGGCTACTCCTAGTGTACTTTGCTTAGCAGCATTAACACTAACCTGACTTATTGACGTTCCACCAGGACTTGAGATAGCCCATATACCACCTGCCGTACCAACTATAAGAGCGTTAGGTGAACCAATCAGGTTAAGTATCTGATCTAACAGTGTAGACACCAGGGTGAATTGTACAGCATAGTCATCTTGAGTAGAATCACAAATAAAGTCTGGGTAGTCACCCTGTACGCTACCCCATAGAGTGGTAGGGTTATCGTCAGTACCAGCTAACCACAAACGCTGTTGATAGAATGTTCCACAAGCTGGATAGTTACCAGTAGTGTTAAATAGTGCAACTACCGGAACTATAAATCCACCCCCAGTATATGTTAGCCATTTAGTAGAATCAACTAAGGGAGTTGTTATTAGTGTGCTACCAACAGACTGAGTGGGGGATACTGTATAAGTGCCGAGGCCACCAACACCACCTAAGAATGCTGTTACTGTAGTACCTGATGTAACTCCTGTTCCTGCTAATAGCATACCAACACTGATCGCACCACCATGTATTAGTGTAACTGTTAGGGTTGTTCCTGAGATAGCGCCAGTAACTACTGCACCACCATCAGCGGGTGTCAAGTTTATTACGTCGGTATATCCCCCAGAGCTGGCAATAAAGAACTCACCCTCATTGAGTTCTACCATACCAGAGCAGCCATTAATGTAGATACGTTCTCCTTCAGTAACACCAATAGCCTCTGCTAGCGAGACTGCACATGGATTAGCTTGCGTAATGTCAGCTATGGATGTTCCTATACCAGAGAAGCCAACGCCTATAATATCAGAGGTGCCACGATATGGAGGTTCATTATACTGTCCACCTGGAGGAGATAAAGTATAAACCCAGTTAGTAGGACTTAGCTGCTCTACACAAGCTGGTGGATGGTTAGGGTGGAATATCCACAGAACGTCAGCACTCTGGGTTGAGCAATCAAGCTCAAACAGTTCATTTTGTAGGTATGGTAATCCTGTAATGGTTGCTACATTTACTAGAGTCCATGAGCCGGGGGTAGCTGGCACAAATACAGCAATAGCTGTTCCACCATAGAATGCGTTGTTAATGATCCAAAGAATCGCTCCCTGTGTAGTAGAGAACTGAAATGGAACCACTCTGCATGGGTTTGGTGTAGCACCACCAGCAGCGTAGTATGTTCCAGGCATCTTCTTTGTGCCACCCTCTACCAAGGGTACAGAGTTCTCTAGGGTACGGCAAGCAGACTTATACTTGCTAATGTCCTCACGATTGAAGATCAGCTCGCTGACTTCACCAGCGTTGAATGTGTTGATGTATGGATAAGCTTTAGGCATTTACCACCTGCGACCTCCCCAACCACTTACCCATCTACCAGCACGTTCCCAACTCTCTGAGCCTGCCTCGTCCTGCTGATAGTCCATACACTCATTCTGAGCTTCAGCACTGTTAAGGCTATCACGATATAACTCAAGCATACTCTGACCTTTCTGCTTATCCTCAGTGATAGCAACACTGACCTCAGCAGCTAGGCGATATGCTAGGCAGGTTACAAACCCAGGCATGAGTTGTGTGTAGTCAGTGATGAGTTGAATGTAAGTTATTGCTACAGGAGCTTGCCATCCTCCATAGTTGGTTAGGGCATACTTCCCAGACGGGAATGGTGGTGGATAAGGTACTGGTGGTGCTGGTGGAACTACCAACCACCCAGCAGTTAGTGTCTCAATCTTGTAGTCATAATCATTAGGCCAGAATGGAGGGTCTTGACGGTTGTACCAACCCATACCTTCCGGCCCATACATCCAAGCATAGTTACGGTTGGCTTGACGCTTAGTAGGGCGCACGAAGCGTAAGAAGTCTGCTGGTAGTGCCCAAGCAAACTTATAGGTGTAGAGTGGAGTAACTGAGCTTAGTACAAGCTGCTGCCGAGTCTTAGCAAACTTCCAATCACGTTCAGATAGTACCTCTTGGAATATAGCATCCCAGACATCTAGAACCTTAATAGCATTGGGGCTGTTTTCATTCAGATCAGTAATCTGACCACGAGCACCTATCTTACCAAGAGCCAAGTTTGCGATACTGGCAGCACTATAATTCATTTTACAGCCTCAACTACTTCCTCAGCTTCCTCAGCAGCTCTGCGCTCTGCTAACAGCCGCTCCTCTTCCTCATCAGCATTAGCTGCTTGGGCATTATCCACAGTAGCTTTAGTCTTGTTATGTAGGCTACGTGTGTGTGTACCAATCTCGCTCAAGCGGTCAAAGGGCTGTCCACATTCCTTACAAAAGAATATACGATGGGCTGTACTAGAGGAGTCAGCCCTGTCAAACTGGAATATCCACTTGCCTGTCTGGGTCTTGAGCCATACGAGCTTACGTTGATACTTGTCAGCTAAATCAATCTGGTATTCAAGCCCAGGGAAGTATTGCACAGCATTCCTGCTCTCGAAAGCATGAGCTGTACACTTTGCTACGATGATATGTTGATCTGACATGTTATCTCCCAGAAGGAGGGCTAGCCCCCTTGGTTAGTTGTTATTGTGTACCAGCAGTGAAAGCGTTAGCAACATCGGTAGCTGGGCTAGAAGCATTGGCTCCTGCTCCATGTACAAAGAGAGCTACATCGGTAATCGGCATTAGCTTACTCCTAGCTTAGTATTGGGGGCATGACCCATGCCACACCCCCAGGTTAGTGTTACTGTTCACCACCAGTGCGTGGCCCCCAATAGGACACGATGGTGCCATCAGTTGTGGGACTACCAGCCAAGACAGCATACCAGCGCAAGAACTCCAGCACTGTCGATTGTGGGACAGGGATGAAGTAGTGTGCACCCAGTATCTGTAACTGGGCTAGAGTGAGTGAACGAGTAGCAATGATGTTGGTTGCTACACTGTACAGGGCACTAGCAGACGCTGACGTGAGTACCTCAAAGTTAAGTGAGGTGAGGGTATTGAATGGAGCCATGACCAAGATATGGACTCCAAACTCCGTACCACCATTTCCAGGAATCTCAGGAGGGAAGGTATAACCCTTCTCAGTGAGTGATGGGAATGCCGGAACCCAAGGATAAGCAGTCCCAGGATTAGGAGCACCAAAGTCCAGTTCAAGGTTACTGTATTGACTGGCAGCCGTACAGAGAGTGTCGCCAATGGTAGGAGGATAGGCAGTGCCAGTGGTTGTGGTTACAGTCTGCGAGGGACTCACTGTAGCAGTACCCGTTAGACCATTACCAGTAAGGATCGCAGTAACCGTAACACTTGAGGATACGGTTGGTGCTCCACCAGCAAGAATAATTACCTGACCAACGATCACCTCCCCAGTAGATACCGTGTAGGTTAAGGTTGTTCCAGACTGACTTACGCCAGTCAAGGCATTGGCAGTTGTGGTAGTCGGCAGACCCAGTGAGGAGCCGCTACCGTGAAGATAAGCAAGAGCATCAGAATACGGCATTGGTTCCTCCTTTTAGGTGACTACCGTTTCAGTGTTGAGAAGTTTCTCACACATCAGAATGGGAATATTTTGGAACTTGGTTACAGAGCGCCCGAATACATCAACTTCGTTCGCACTGAACATGGTGTAAGCGTTAAGCTTCTGACTAACTGCACGGATGTCAACCTGTGTTTTAAGTTGACGGTTCATCAAGAGCACCGTGCCAGGAGCCTCACCACTTCCGGGGAGTTGGTTCTTGGCTTCGATAAAGACATTCTCATCGAAGTTGTTGCTACTCAAAGCAACAGAGTTAATGTTGGCAATACGTTGAGCACACCGCTCATCGTTGATTTGAATACCCATGCGCCAAGTGAGGTGGGTACGAAGCACTTGGTACATATAGTTAAGCATTGGGCCACCACCCGTTGCACTTGGTTGCTCTTTGGTCATCTCACCCAAGTCCTCAATGTTGAGGCCAGCAGGGGTGTTAGGTGGGTAGATACCATAGACCTTCATCTGACCTAGCTCAAGGAACCATGCACTGGTACAGGAACCAGAGGTAGCCCCATTGTTCCACACGTTAGGCACCCAGCTTAGGTCGCCGTTCGGGTAGGACTCTAGGTTATTGAAGCGGGTAGAAAGACCATTGAAGGAGCCAGGGTCTTGTGACAGGTTGCCGTAGAATAAGAGAGATTCCATTAGCTGCTTGAATCCCTCTACGTGGTTAAGGTCTTGATCCTGACGCCACATGTTAGGATCGTTCTGAATCTTCCACAGTTCCTTATCCACTTCACTGTATGCCTCAAACAAAGCCATCGGATCACTGAGGGGAGTGTTCTTGGCAGCAGTGGGTTGGACACCTGTGTTAAAGCGTCGAGTACCAGGTACTGGGATAGAATCAGTACGTGTGGCAATGTTGGACAAGATTTGGTTGGACGGTATCATAGGCAGATACCTAATGAGTGGACACATACGGTCAAGTACACGAGCAGCCATTACGAATGGTGCCCGTGCATCTGACGTAGAGTAGTTGTTGATAACATCTTGCAGTGTGGTGTAACCCAACTGCACAACGTCGGCCATGAGTTAATCCTCTAACTACACCCGTGGAGCAAGCTACCTCTTTGGGGGCTTAGGACTCTTGCTATAATCAAAGCCAGCAGCATCACTGGATTTGGAAGTAGAGTGCCCACCCTGTGGTGAAGTATCCTCTCCGGTCAAGGCAGACATCTTGAGAAGGAATCGAATCATACCGTAACGATTGGTAGCTGTCTCACTAGAGAACAGCTTGTCAAAATCCCCTTCTCCATGTTTCTGCCATACTCGTTTGGCCAGTTCTACGTTGGTATCAAACTTGTCGCCCATCTCGGTTCTGAGCTTCTGTTCAGCAGTAGTCATCTCGGTCTTGAGTGCAGCATTGTGAGCTTCAACCATCCTCTGCATCTGCCCATTGAACTGCGTACTCAGTGCCTTAGCCTGAACTTTAGTTAAGCCCAGACCATGAAACTGTCCCTTCCAGAAGTTCGTCCACTCAGGGGCGTTCTTGTCCTCACCATCAAATTCATATTCGCTGGCTTGTTTTGGTCGGCCTAAAGCATCGTAGTAAGTGTTACGATCCTCGTCCGTCGCACCATCCGGTAGTTTAGGTATTGAGTCACCCAGCTTCTTTTCCAGATCACCTACCTTGGCTTTCGTTTCAATAGCACTCTTGGCAAAGTCACCAACAGTCTTGAACGTAGCAAGGTCAGTGTTCTGTTTGAGATCGTCGGGTAGCCCAGCACGCCATCCCAAGGATGTAGTGTCAGGGGTAGTAGGAGCAGCTACGTTAGTAGTCTGCGTTGCGTCTAGCACTGCTTCAGGCATGGTATCCTTCTTTCACTTTGGCCAATGGGCCATTGATAGTTAAGGTAGTAACAGTGTACTACTTAGAGCGTTGACCAACTGGCGTACCAGCAATCAGGGCTGGAGCCAAGATCGAACCACCACCAGTCGGGGCAGTAAACTCTACTGCGATAGACTGCGTGAACTGAGTAGGAGGCACAATGGCATCCGTCTGAATAGTGAACTCCTGAGTCCACGGAGTAACTACACCATTGGTATCGGTGACGGTGCAACTAACTGAACCAGAGATCGGCCCAGACGAAGCTGCTATACCAGTGACCAAGGCTGTGACACCATCAGGATTGATAACCACGGTTGCTGATGGATCGCTGAACGTGTAGATGACAAGCGACAAAATGCCGCCAGATGGTGTGATACCATCCTTGAGCAATGGAACGATAGACGCCTGTGAGGTCTGTCCAATATCAAGCACTAAAGCATTGTTCATTTTAACTCCTGTGAAATGCACTGCTATAGCAGCGGTTATTGGTTGAGGTTTAGAGCGTTTGAGTAACTCACGATCATCAGCGAGTATCTCACGCTCAACTTTGAGAATCTTATCAAGTTCACATCTTTCAGACATGGTTAGCCTTTCCACTTAACAGGCTGTGGATACAGGTTCTCAAAAGCAGCAGGCTTGAGCTTCGTCTCACGGAAGCCCTTAGCCCATGCCTTGAAACGCTGCTTGCGCTGGAGCAACACTTCATCTGTGTCATCTAGGATAGCTCCACTGGGACTAGTGTTACCCTTAGCTGCTCCAAGGCTCCTAGCTCCACCCTTGCTGCTACCACCTTTACCACTTGGCATATTGTGCTCCTTTGAAAGCTAAGGGGGTAGGCTGCTCTGGCACACCAGAAAAGCCCCTTCCGGCCCTGCCCACCCCCAACCCGTTAAATGTCAGCCGTGAGACGTAGGATGTCACCAGCCGCGCTATCCATGACCAGCATAGCCTTCTTGGTAGTAGCGACCGTGATACCTGTCTTGCCTGTGACCATCCATACGCTAGACTGGGCGGTGTTGTTGAACACTGTGAACACAAGCCCAGGGAGCACAGCAGGCCACTTTATGGTGGTTGCTCCACTACCTGCGTTAGTGATCGTGTAATAGCTAGAGCGAGTCTGGGTTAGGTCAAGGTTGATGGTATTGGTAGTACCAGCTCCCCCTACATTGATGTCGGTCTCTTTTACAAGAGCCATAGTTGCTGGGAATGCTTCTTGAGGGATACGTACCCCTTTCGGGCCTCCCCATCTAATGTCGTCATAATACGGTGGTGAACCTGCCATGCTATTTCTCCTTACTTAGCCCAAGTCCTAGTTGGGGGTAGAGTGAATTAAATACACCTGCCATCTGTAGAATGACAAGTGCAAAGTTGCGCTCGGCAACCTTTGCGATATCCTCTGGTGGAATGGTATCGAAAACGTGACCGAGAGTAGCTATGTCACCTAGCACAATATGACCCTCTATTGTTTTAAACACGTTGCTATAACGCTGTTCCATTTCCTGTGCTGGTGTCATTATGATCTCACTAACTTCTTTCTTTTCTGCCTCAACCTATACCTTTGCATTGCGGGAATATCAAGTTTCGCAATGTCGTCATAATATATTGGAACACTACCATACCCTATTTCACGCTCAGGCTTCTCAGGTATATAAACAGATTCTGCCCACAACAACAAGGGATCAAAGTATACTGTCAGTCTCATTGTGCTGGTGCTCCTTCCTCACCACCACCTCCAGCTCCACTCATAATCTTCTCAACCATGCTACCTGCCTCTGGTGCCTTACTCAATGATTGAGCCGCTCTAGCTACCTTGGGTAGATTCTCCGCAGTCCTATCCTGTTGCATCATCTTGTTACGCTGATCGCGGATAGCTGCAATCTGACGGGGTTCACGGTAGCATGAAGCTGGGAATGATACTGCCTCTAATACTTCAAGAGCAGCCTTGTCATAGTCTACTACATCTATAGAGGTAGGGTTGTTCTGTGCTATCTGCGTGAGGAGTTGTAGACCAGTT